GTCCCTTCGGCCAGGTCAAGTTCTACACTAGGGCATCCTGTAAAGTGTGCCAAAACATGCTCCCGATCTTTCCCTCCTAAACTTGTTGTCGACATCTCTGCTATCTTGTTAATTGTCACCCACCTCCCGGGCATATATTGATCGAACGGTCGATATGCCAATAACAAGCGACCTGCTTGCATTGGTGTTGCATTCACCATCAAACGCAGAACCACTGTAGCCCGAAACCCATTCAAACCGTGTAATTTATCTAGCTTGTTTGTTCTTTTGAGCAAGATATCAGGAAACACAAATTTCATAAGTTGAGTACCAACCGTTTGGGTAGAAGACCAGTCTGTCGAACTGATCTCACATGGTCTCCCCAAAAACGAGGAAATACCATGATGTGCGTCTTCGCCCGTGCGCGTGTATTGGCGTCGAACGGGTTCCGGTCGCTCCACTGTGGGGGCTGCAACCGTCTCACCATGGTGTTCGAACTGCATCGTTTGATTAACGTCAATCGAGACCTTCCCATCCATCTGAGCAACAATCCCTGTCGACACCGGACCCTCTTCTTGTGGTGGCCCCACCCAGGGCACATCCCGCGAGTGATATGGTGCTTGTCCACCACATCGAACAATATCCCACGTCTGAGGTCCAAACTTATACTTGTCGGCACATGATTTTGTCAGCGCACTCAAGTAGTGTGCCGCCGTGGAGCGGGGATGTAATTGGAGCTCAGTACACGCTGAGTTCAAGACGGACTCAAACGCAAACCGAGGGTCGGCCGATTCCCGCATCCAATTCGTCATCTCCAAAACCGTTGATAACATAAGTGGGCCCACATAACGGTTCAAACCGACTTCCCACCTAAAATGACGTTTAAGAAAGGTTACCTCCTCCAACTTTCTCGCGTCAGGAGTCTGCTTACCAGTTTTTGACTCGTCAGTGTAGGCCATGTGGAACGATTCCATTGCTTGCGCTATTGTATTCTGATTGAAAAATCTAATTGCTAAGGAACTTATACCCATCACATTATCATCACCATAGACTACTACTCTAACGTGCTTGTCAAAGGCGTCCATCGAACCGGCCCATGGACAAACCTTCAACCAAGCCATTTTAACTAAAATCAAGTTTGCTATCGAATTCACCACACTAGTCAATGCGTGTCCTGAAGGATGACTGTGTGACCATTGATAAAGTTGATCACGAGAGAGGTGTACAGAACTTAATATTTCGAGCCAAGCTGTTTTCAGGCCCGGGTCCACGGATTCCCCATACCACGCGGCAATCACATCATAGACCGCCCACAG